CTTTCCTTATTTACAAACTCGTTAAGTTTTTTAGCTACTGATCGAATTAGTAACTGACCGGTCATCGTAATACCTTCAGCAATCCTAATATCATAAAATCTAAAATGAACGTTACCCAGCGCACCGTAAAGAGAGTTCATTAAAATCTTAGCAGCCATCTGCTTGGAGTTAAGACTAGAGATTAAATTAAGATACTTTTTATCCTTGGTCTCTTCGTACTTACTTTGCGCGGCTAACATTTCTTTTTTAGCTATTTGCCGAGAAGTAAAATAGAAGTCAATTAACTCCGGGAAGATACCCTTCTTGTCCCGAGTAAAACATTGACCATTAGCAGTCATAGACCAATCGTTCTTATGTATCTCAGAAGTATTAACTTCAGTATCAATAAGACGTTGAATGCTCTTTTCATCATCGGCTAGAAACTTCTGGCCCTCTACCAGAGTTTCTGGTGACATATTCCACGACATAATAATAGAGGGGTAGAGAGATGTAGCGTCAAAAGAAACTACCCAGTCATATTGAGTCGGTTTAGGTTCTTTAACATATGCGCCCATGATAGTTCGATCCATAGCAGGATCAACACCCGGTGGGTTATGAACAATAATATTATTTCTTAACAGCTTATTATATAAAATACAATCCCAAGTTCTTACAGAAGAAAAGATATCAGTATAGTTACACTTCGCATCATAAGCCATAGTAAGAATCAAGTTAATGATCTTCATCTTTTCTTCAAGACGGTCAACCAACTCTACGTCGCGAATATTATAGTCTACAAATAGTTCCCAGTCCTTGGTATAGAACTCTTTAAACGTTGCATAAGGATTCTTTAACTTACTTTCACCGAGCTCTTCCATCGCAACAGTATCCAACTTATAGTTTTCAACCATCTTATAGGAGAACTTCTTATACAGATCCATAAAGTCGAGAATAGAAATACCACACCACTCAAACGCCAACTGAGTCCGACCCCGTGCAGTTGGTACTTCATACTGCCTTACATAACCCCAGGGTGAACATTCGTTTAAAGCCTTTTCACCAAGAACTTTGATAATACGTGAAGATAGGTATGCAATATCAAATAACTGACTATTCCAACCCGTCGTTACATCAGGGTAATCAGACTTATGATGATTAATAAACTGACGTAGAAGATCGAATTCATCCTTACACTGAATGTATACCGAGTTAGGTTTCTTGCTTAGATAGGGCCCACAACCGAACGTTGTAATTATCTTTGTATTAAAGTCCTGTATTGATATAAGTGTAATTTGCTCTTGTGCGACCCTAGGATCGGGGAACCCGTATTCAGTTGTAGTTTCGATATCGATAGTTACAATCTTCATCAAAGAAATATCAAATTCGATCGTATCAGGAAACATCTTACTGATGAACTGATAGCCATAACTTCTATTGCCAAAGATAGGAAAGTTACTTACTTCTTTATACTGGTCAACGAATGCTCGAGCTTCCTTAATCGTACTAAATTTAACTTTTTCAAGATTATCGCCCCAAAGCGATTTAAATTCTGAAGGTTTACCAGAACGAACGTACAAAGTAGGTTGAAAGGGGATCTTTTCCTTTACACGCTTACCATCCTTGAAACCACGAAAATGAATGTAATTTCCACGCGTATAGATATTAGTATAGAATAGCATCTGAGAGTTCATAAATAATACCGTAGTATATATGACTTTATCTGAACATGCAACGTGTTCGTGACCATTACATAAAAATAACAACTAATGGAGATAAAATGGTAACCAAAAAAGTTACTAATAGACGGAGGGCACCCGTACCTGCTCCTGCTTCGTCGCCATCAAAAAGCTTCCCCACTGCTGCTTTAGGCCTAGGTATGGTCGTACTTACTAATTATCAAGCTGAGGTAAAACAGATACTAACCCTTTTAATAAAAAGCCTGACATGAAAATAATAGATAAAATTTTAGAATTTAAAAAAACCCCATACATTATTGCAGGGGTTATATTCTTATGTAGTTTAGCTGTACTAAGTTGCTTTAAGAGTGCGGAATCTCAGTTAATAACATTAAATCAAGCTGCCTCTCTTAGCCGAGTAATGGCTAAGTCGTCTGATGATTTAACTAATTATGCAAGGTATTTTGTAACAACCAAAAACAAGCATTGGTTAAACGAATTTAATAATATACTTAAAATTCGTAACGGAGAAATTGCTGATGAAAAAGGTATTAAAGAATCCTTTAAAGCCAGAGTAAAGGCGGTACCGTTCCTACAAACAGAATTAGATAAGTTATTAAAGGCAGAAGAATTAAGTAATAATCTCGCTAAACTCGAAGTTGAATCTTTTGCGTGGGTTGAAAAAGGGAGGTCTGAATTAAATTATGATGTACAAACTCATCACTATACTGCCGCGCAGATATTAATGTTCGGAGATGACTATAAAAAATATAAGCAGGAAATTGTAAGTACAACTGATACGTTTTATACAATGGTGGTTAATAGGCTGCAATCTGAATATCTATTCTACATGACAGCAGCATGGACAATGATTATTGTAATAAATTTAAGTTTAATTTTACTTGTAATGGTTATTAAGCATAAAGATTCAATTGTTGTAAAACCTGTAAAACCAACAATTAGAAAAACTACCGTAAAAAAACCTGTTGCAAAGAGTACTGAAAAAAAACCAATAATAAAGAAAAGCGTAAAAGGTATTAAAAAATGACAGAAGTAATAACACTTTCCCGCTCTGAGCGCGAAGCAAGAATTAAGGACAAAGCAGGCTGGACTATTACGGTCATAGCGGCCATGCTAGCTATTAATACATATATTGCTAATGGTATCAGTAGCAGTGTGTTACAAAACACAATTAAAGCTAACGATACCTGGAACTTTTATCAAGCAAAATCTATTAAGCAATCTATCGCCGAAGGTCAACTTGAAGATGCAAAAGATCCTAAAAGACGCGAACAGCTACAAGCTAAGATAGAGCGTTATGAATCTGATCCTAAAACAGGTGAGGGTAAAAAGGAATTAATGGTAAAAGCCAGAGAGCTTGAAGCTGAAAGAGACAATGCTAAAAAGCACGGGCCTTGGTTAACGTTTGCAGGTTCCTCTCTACAATTAAGTATCGTTTTATTGTCTGCTGCTATACTAGCTGTTAGCATGGGCATGTTCTGGGCAAGCTTAGGTGTCGGCGCTATTGGTGCGATTTTAATGAGCCAAGGTGTTTGGCTGTGGCTACCAATTTAAGATGGTTGGTAGTTATACTACTGACTATTACATTATCAGCTGCAGGGCAAAATGAAATACTTAAACCGAATGAAGTAAAAGTATGTGCACGTTGGATGTGGACTGGTGATGTCTTTAATCGTATAGTATATTGTGTTGAATGGGTTATTAAAGATTGTTCTAATAGACTGCATGTAGACATATGTAAGCGTGGTAGTTAATTATGGATCCAATTACCATTGGTCTAGCATTTACTGCCGCTCAATCTGCAGTAGGTTATATTAAACAAGCCATCGCACTGGGTAAAGACATCAACAGTCTTACGGGTCAATTCAGTAAGTTTTTTGAATCCTCAGATGCAATACATCGCGAAAGATCAAAGGTAAAAGCTAAAGCTAGTCGTCTAGGTAAAACTGATGCCGAGCTTGGCCATGAGGCACTTCAGATTGCTATGCATAGCGATGCTTTACGTCAAGCAGAGCGAGAACTTAAAGATATGATTCTCTGGCAGTTGGGCAAGCCACAGATTTGGGAACAGATGATTGCCGAGCGCACTAGACTTTTTAAAGAACGCGCAGAAGCTCAACGCGAAGAAGAAGAGCGTCAATTAGCACATAAAAAGAAAATGGCAGACATGTTTATATTTGCTATGTATTTTATTGCAGGGTCTGTTATTTTATTTGCAATGGCTATGGGTGGTGTTGCAATATATGGCGCAGCGGAAGAAAAAAGAATATATGAAGAAAAAGTTGCAGCAAGAGCTGCGCTTGTTAGACGACAGCAGCGAGAAAGAGAAGCAGCAGAGAAAAAAGAGTTAGATAACTACGCAAAGAATTAATAAAAGGTTTACAATATGCTAAAAATATTTCTTACAATGATAATTTTTGTACCTACAGTAATGGCTCAATCATTTCAATTAAAGAAACCAGTTGTTTGTGATGACACAGCGTTGGTATTTCAAGCGCTTACTGAACAAGCTGGCGAACGACCTATATGGGTAGGCAAAGGGGATGGCATTGATACAAGTGGAACTACTCTTTTTGTTAATGAGATAACAAAGACATGGACTTTAGTACAATTTGATAAAGACAAAGCCTGTGTACTAGGTTCAGGTATAAGTAGCCGACCAATATATACTGGCCCTGAAATATAAATGTACTTTAATATAGTAATTACCTTTAATGACATGCTTTTCATGTTATGCATGATGCCTTTAGTCGCAGTTTTTTGTGTAATGTTTTCTGACTGGTTAAAGGATAAAGACAGGTATAAATAATAATGGTAAATAATCTAAACAGGAGATAAACATGGAAATATTTTTAGGTATGGTAATGTGGTTCACAGGGACATTTGCTCCTATGGGATTTCTCGAAGCAAATGGGCAATGTATTTCTGTACAACAGAACGCAGCATTGTATTCTGTGATGGGTACAAGATATGGTGGAGATGGTCGCAATAATTTTTGCTTACCTGATCTTCGTCCAATGGATCCAAAAGCTCCTGGTGTCAAGGCGTTGGATTGGAACAACGGTCCTCGTGCAGTAATTGCAACGCAGGGTTTATACCCCTCTCGTCCATAATTATATCATATTCTTAACAGGTTATTGACCAATTTAACATTAGTTGTACCCTAAAATAATATTAGGAGAAATGGTTGCGGGGGAAGGAGTCGCACCTTCGACCTCAGGATTATGAGTCCCACGCTCTACTACTGAGCTACCCCGCGTTATTGGTTCATTGGTTCCAGGGAAAACTGCTGGTATAAACTTCTGACTGTTTCTTGTTCCCGTCAATAAAGAATCCGGCTTGAACTGAGCCATCGTTTCCCCCTAACCTGTAATTGAGTGTGTATTTACCTGTGCACGCATAATTGTCGTGTTTAATATGATCTTTTAAAATACTATAGAATCTTCTATCTCCACCCCACCCATAATCCCAGATGTGACATACTTGACGATAGAAGGATGTCTTAAAGCAATACGAGCTTGTATCTATTAGATGAACGTCTTCACCTACCCATGCAGACCATCGACCTAACGACTCACAATTATCATTGGTAATATAATTCTTATCTTTATCGAAAATCTGTCTGAGTGAATATGCCCAGTCGAGTTCCTTACTTTCAATAATATTTATAAGTGATTCTACGTGATTAGGTTCATACCAATTATCCTGATCAAGGAAGAGAACATAATCGTGATCGATAAGATGGCCAAACCCAGCCATGATTCGATGGCCATAAAAGCCTTCCCCACCGGTATTAAACGGTAAGTCAATTCGTTTAACTTTTCCACCTGTAATGATTCTTGCATCGTTTAATACCTTGTCTACTCTAGATGAAAACTTAACACCGTCTACAACTAGAAGGTGCTCTACCTCTTTGTTCGTCTGATTTAATACCGAATATACAGCATCAGCTAATTCAGGAGCCCCCGTGGTAGGGGTAATAACCAATACACTCTTCATAATTAATCCCAAAGGGCGCGATAGTACTTACCGAATAGAATTGTACCGTTAGTAATTCTTTCATTATGCTTCTTATAACCTTCGCTATCAAATTCAGTTGTATCGTTAGGACCTTTATCCCAGGAGTACATAGTCGGTTTACCGTTTTCATCCCAGGCACATGGTGTGCTTATTCTATCAAATTCACCCGTATGGTATTGAGAATCCCAATCAGATGTTAACTGCTCAAAGGTCCAGATCATTTCTGACAATACCCAGTCCCAACGCTTATGCCAGTTCTCGTCTGTATCCCATTCATTCTCTTTTGCAGGTGCTTCGGTAGTACGAAGGTTTAATCCTTCAGGTACATCTTCATCATCAACTCCCGGTGCACCATGCTTAGTTAGCTGGAGCTGTTTAAGCATAGGAAGGATAATTCGAGATAGTGAACTATCCATACTCCAAGTATCCCACTTATCGATCTTTACATAATCGATCTTAGGGTGTATGGTATCTAATACTTTCTGTATACCCTGACAAACAGGTGTCAGAATATTACTAAGTTTATCAATGAGTGGCTCATCGTAATCAATCTCACGCCAAAAGAAAATCTTCTCAAGAATCGTGTAAGGG